AAGAACATGACCTTGTTGTTATTAGCAAGACCGGAAAGATAGGTGAAATATATAACATACAGGGGTTCAAGATAGCCCTTCCGCTATCATCTGGCAAAATAAGTAAAAAGACTAACGAGTGGACTCCGGATGAATACCCGAAAGAGTTAAAAGGAATTAATAACATTTTCGACTGGAGAGATTATCCAGAGGAATTTAAAACTACGTGGGGGACATATATAGATGAGCATTTCAGAAGACGCGAAGAAGGTCATTGGTTCAATAATAAAGGTGTGGACACTTACATTACTGGTACTCACTTTATGTACCTGCAGTGGTCCAAGATTGACGTTGGGCAACCTGACTTTAGAGAGTCAAACAGATTATTCTACATATTCTGGGAAGCTTGCAAGGCAGATAAAAGATGTTACGGAATGTCCTATCTCAAAAATAGGCGATCTGGATTTTCTTTTATGGCTTCCGGCGAGACTGTTAACCAAGCAACAATATCTTCAGATGCTAGATTTGGCATACTGTCAAAATCTGGGGGAGATGCAAAGAAGATGTTTACGGACAAAGTTGTACCAATATCGGTTAACTATCCATTCTTCTTTAAACCAATACAAGACGGAATGGACCGTCCCAAAACAGAACTCGCATACAGGGTTCCAGCCTCGAAATTTACAAGGAAAAAGCTCGATTCAAATGTCGCGGCAGAAGACATTGTTGGTCTCGATACCACGGTCGATTGGAAAAACACGGGTGACAACGCGTATGATGGGGAAAAATTAAGATTATTAGTTCATGATGAATCCGGTAAATGGGAAAGGCCAAACAATATACTTAATAACTGGCGAGTTACAAAAACTTGTTTAAGGCTAGGTAGTAGAATTATCGGAAAGTGCATGATGGGATCAACATCAAATGCTTTAGACAAAGGGGGCGAGAACTTTAAAAAGTTATACAATAGTTCTAACGTAAACAAAAGAAATGCAAACGGACAAACGAAGTCTGGATTGTATTCTTTATTTATACCCATGGAATGGAATTATGAGGGGTTTATTGACGAGCACGGACATCCTGTATTTAATAAGCCGCCAGAAGGCACCCTGGGGCCACACGGAGACGTTATAGAAGTCGGAGTCATTGAGCACTGGAATAATGAGGTAGATGGATTAAAAGGCGACCAGGATGCTCTAAATGAGTTTTACAGACAATTCCCAAGAACAGAAGAACACGCATTCAGAGATGAAACAAAAAATAGTATATTTAATTTAGCAAAAATATACGAGCAAATAGATTACAACGAAGACTTAGGCAATAGCAATGTTCTAACAAGAGGTAGCTTTCAATGGGAACACGGCGTTAAAGATACGAAGGTAATATTTAATCCAAACCCTCAAGGTAGATTTTTAATTTCATGGACACCTGCTTATAATATTCAAAATAGGCAAACTACACGTAATGGTATAAGGTATCCCGGTAATGAGCACATGGGCGCTTTTGGATGTGACAGTTATGATATATCTGGAACGACAGATGGGAGAGGCTCTAAGGGAGCGTTGCACGGATTAACTAAGTTTAGTATGGAGGATGCGCCTCCTAGCACATTCTTTTTAGAATATGTTGCTAGACCGCAAACAGCAGAAATGTTTTTTGAAGATGTATTAATGGCGTGCATATTTTACGGTATGCCTTTGTTATGCGAGAACAACAAGCCGAGACTTTTATATTACTTTAAAAGAAGAGGTTATCGCGGATATTCAATGAACAGACCTGATAAGCTTTGGAATAAGTTATCGGTAACAGAAAAAGAAATTGGGGGAATACCGAACTCCAGTGAAGATATAAAACAAGCACACGCAGCGGCCATTGAAATGTATATAGATAGGCATGTGGGCTTAAACGATGAGGGAGAATATGGCACAATGTATTTTAATGAAACATTAAACGACTGGTCGAAGTTTGATATAAACAATAGAACTAAATTTGATGCCGCGATTAGCTCCGGCTTAGCTATAATGGCTTGTAATAAAGATTTATATAGACCAAGCAACAAAGTGCAAAAGCAAGTTGTTAATTTAAGATTTGCAAAATACTCTCACGAGGGTACGGCATCAAAAATAATAAGAAAATAATATGGCGAATAGCGTAACAAATAGTTTTTTCCCTAGCCAAGTAGTAAGTGATCAGGAGAAAGTTTCTCAGGATTACGGATTACAAGTTGGTAGAGCGATTCAAAATGAATGGTTCAGTAGCAACTCTGGGGTAACTCGCTTTAGAAGTAATCAAAATACTTTCCATACTTTAAGACTATACTCAAGGGGCGAACAGCCAGTGCAAAAATATAAAGATGAGCTTTCCATTAATGGTGATTTATCTTACTTGAACTTAGACTGGAAACCGGTTCCAATATTATCAAAGTTTGTTGATATTGTTGTTAATGGTATAGCTGATAGATCTTTTGATATTAGTACTTATTCGCAAGATCCTTATGGCGTAAGCAAAAGGACAGCTTATATGGAGTCTGTTTTAAGAGACAAACAAACAGAGGACTTAAATAATTTTGCTCAAGAAAATTTTGGTATCAATCTTTTTGAAAATCCCCCGGAAACTTTACCAGATTCTCAAGAAGAGCTGGATATACACATGCAGCTTACTTACAAGCAAGGTATAGAGATTGCTGAAGAAACAGCGCTTAACACGCTGCTAGACGAAAATAGGTACGACTTAACAAAAAGAAGAACTTATTTAGATTTAGCAACATTAGGTATAGGGTGCGTTAAAAATAACTTTTCAGAATCCGAAGGTGTTACTGTTGACTACGTTGATCCAGCTTATTTAGTATACTCTTATACAGAGGACCCTTATTTTCAAGATATATATTACACCGGGGAAGTTAAATTTGTCCCAATAAATGAGATTAAAAAACAATTTCCTGAATTAACTCAAGGCCAATTAGAAACAATTCAGCAACAAGGCACACAGAATTACGGTGTTTTTGATCAGAGCGCAAGCAACCAATACAATAACAATAGAGATTCAAACGTGATACAGGTCTTATACTTTAATTATAAGACTTATATGAATGAAGTATACAAAGTCAAAGAAACTGCAACAGGCGCAACTAAAATAATAGTTAGAGACGATCAATTCGATCCTCCAGTAGAAATGTTAGAAGATCAATTTGGCAAAATGTCAAGATCTCTTGAAGTGCTTTATGAAGGAGTTATGATTGTTGGCACAGATATAATGCTTAAGTGGGAGATGGCAAAAAATATGATGCGCCCTAAAAGTGATGTATCTAAAGTTAAAATGAACTATGCGATCACTGCGCCTAGAATGTATAAAGGCAAAATAGAATCATTAGTAAGCAAGTGTACGGGATTCGCCGATATGGTGCAATTGACTCATTTGAAATTACAGCAGGTACTGCAAAGAATGATACCTGACGGAGTCTACCTTGACGCTGATGGTATTAATGAAGTAGATTTAGGTAATGGAACAAACTACAATCCGCAAGAAGCATTAAATATGTTTTTCCAAACGGGTTCTATAATAGGTAGATCATTTACACAGGACGGGGATATGAATCCTGGTAAAGTTCCTATACAAGAAGTACCAACTGGAAGTGGCGGAGCAAAATTGCAAACATTAATTGCAACTTACAACTATTATCTACAAATGATAAGGGATGTAACCGGTCTAAACGAGGCAAGAGACGGATCTACCCCGGACTCCAGAGCATTAGTAGGCGTGCAAAAGCTAGCTGCGGCAAACTCGAATACAGCAACTAGACACATACTTGATTCAGGACTATACTTGACAAGAGAGCTTTGTGAATGCTTATCGTTAAGAATATCAGATATAATAGAATATCACCCAGCTAAAGAAGCTTTTATAGCTAAAATAGGTAGGTTTAATGTTGGGATATTAGAAGAGATGTCTGACTTGTACATGCACGACTTCGGAATATCTTTAGAGTTGATGCCTGACGAAGAAGAAAAAGCTGTTTTAGAAAACAATATTCAAGTTGCATTGCAGCAAAGCATCATAGATCTTTCAGACGCTATAGATATTCGCGAAGTAAAAAACCTTAAATTAGCGAATCAACTTCTTAAAGTTAAACAAAAGAAAGGACAAGAAAGATTACAGGCCGAAAATCAAGCTAACATACAGGCTCAGGCCCAGGCTAATGCTCAGGCTCAGCAAGTTGCTGCCCAAGCGGAAATACAAAAAGATCAGGCTTTGTTCCAAACCAAGTCTCAGCTAGAACAGTTAAAAGGCTCTATAGAGGAAAAAAGAATAAGCATTGAGGTTAATGCTAAAAAAGAATTAATGGGATTAGAGTTTCAGTATAATATGCAGTTAAAAGGCATAGAGGTAGACGGGGCAAAATCTAAAGAGAAAGAAGTTGAAGATCGCAAAGATCAAAGAACCAGGATACAGGGTACCCAGCAAAGTGAAATGATCGAGCAAAGAAAAAACGATTCTCCGGCAAAAAACTTTGAATCCGCAGGAAATGACGTAATGAGTCAAGGATTTGGCTTAGGAGCGTTCGATCCTAGGTAATAATAATAATAA